CCGCCAGCGGGGCCATCCCCACCCAGACAGGAGCCCCCGACATGCCCCAGACACACCGGGCCGAGGTCACCACCACCGACCAGGACGGCGACCAGCATCAGGCCAGCGAGGGCAACGCCAAGACCGTGGCCGCGTTCCTGCGGTCGGTGGCCGACCAGCTCGACCCCCCGCAGATCTGTAACCCGATGACCCGGGAGGTCGAGCGGGGCATGCGCAACCTGCCGCGCAGCACCCCGCCGGAGATCGCCGAAAGCCTGCAGGAAGGGCTCGACCGGCGGGGCTGACCCTGTCGCTGCGGCACGATGACTGGCCGCCTCCTCGGGTCGGGTGCTAAGATCGCCCCAAGACCCCCGGCCCGAGGAGGCTACATTGGATGTCGCAGAACGCCGCCAGCGGGTGTGTGACATGCGCCGCGCTGGCGACAGTGTAGCGACCATCGCCACCACCCTGGGCATGGCCAAATCCACCATCGTCCGAGACCTGAAGGCCCTGCGCGAAGCCGGGGTCGACTTCGGTGTGCTGGACAAGACCACCCACGACCAGGCACAGTTCCGGTCGGCCACCAACCCCGCGAACGACCCCGGGCGGGTGGCTGAGCAGCGGCACCGCATCTTGGAGATGCGCCTGCAGGGCTACCAGCCACGGGTTATCGCGACCACCCTCGGGATCTCCAGCCAGCAGGTCAGCATACACCTGGCCCAGGCGTTCAACGCCCTGAACACCCCCAACGCGGACGAGCTGCGCAACATTGAGCTGGAGCGGACTGACCGGCTGCTGCTGGCTCTGGAGCCGAGCATCGACGCCGGGGATGTCAAGGCGATTGCCGCCGCGACCCGGATCAGCGAACGCCGCGCCGCCCTGATGGGCCTCAACCGCCCGGTCCAGATCGAGCATACCGTGCTCACGGTCGACCTGCTGGACATGGAGATCCGACGCCTCGAAGAGCAGCTGGCCGGACTGACCGGGCACCGCTCGATCGACGGCGAGGTCGTCGAGACCCAGGCCCACCAGTGACCGAGCCGTTCGACCCCGGGGTGGAGCAGATCCTTGCCCTACAGGAGCAGTTGGACCGCCTGCGGCGACTGCGCCAGCTCAAAGGACGGGAACGCGAGCAGGAGGTCGCCGAGGTCCGCAGGTACCTATATGACCCGGTGGGCTACATCGACCGATACATCCTGTGGAAGCCAGGCCAGGGGCTGACCGGCTACCAGGAGGAGATCGCCGCGTCGCTGCCCAAAAAGAAGCGCGTGGCGGTCCGGGGTCCACATGGGCTAGGCAAATCGGAACATGTACATACATTGATCGCGACGCCCACCGGATGGACCACAGTCGGGGACCTCAAACCTGGCGACGAGATATTTGACGAACAGGGCAAGATCTGCCGCGTGGTGGCCAAGTCGCCGGTCTGGCTAGACCGCGCCTGTGTGGTCGGGTTCTCTGATGGGGCGACAGCCATCGTGCACCCCGAACACGAGTGGGACGCCATCGACGTCTACGACAGGCCCAAGGGCGTCCGCGACTGGCGAGACCACTGGGCCGCCACCCGGCGGGTCACCACCGAGTACATGTCGACCCGACTGCGCTCCCCCGGCGGGCAGCGGCGCTGGCGGGTGCCGGTGGCGCGGGCACTTGAACTACCCCCCGCCAACCTGCTCGTTGACCCTTATCTCTTGGGGGTGTGGCTCGGAGACGGGACTTCTGGCGCGGGACAGTTCACCCTGAATCGCGCAGATGCTTCCGAGATCGCCGCTCACATCCCGGGGGGGCATTACACGCCATCGGGGGAGAGGTCGAACTGTCGCACCTACTCGATATACAACCTGCGCGCCAAACTTCAAGAGATTGGAGTGTTGGGCAACAAGCACATCCCCGATGTCTACCTCCGTGCCTCGGTCGAACAGCGGCGTGAGCTGGTCCGGGGGCTATGGGACTCGGACGGCTATCGCCAGGCCGGAGGCGGCGACGAGATCAGCCTCAACAACTTCCGGCTGGCTGCCGATGTCCGGCAACTGCTCCACACCTTGGGTTTGGTCGTCTGGGCCACCCAGGGCGATTCGGTGATCCATGAGTCGGGAGTACCCCGCAAGACCGGCACTCGCTATCGGGTCGCCGCCCGGTTCGATTTCAACCCATATCGCCTCAGCCGCTACGACTGGACCCCGCGCGGTGCGCAGGCGTCGCGCCACACCCAGCGGACCATCGTCGACATCCGCCGCATCGCCGACCAGCCCACCCAGTGCATCGAGGTCGACTCGCCCTCTCGCCTATATCTGTCGGGCGAGTCGCTCATCCCAACCCACAACAGCGCCCTGTCAGCCACCATCGTCCTGTGGTTCGCCAACACCCGGGAGGCCGCCGGGATCGACTGGAAAGTGCTTACTACCGCCAGCGCATGGCGGCACCTGACCAAATACCTCTGGCCCGAGATCCACAAGTTCGCAAATCAGATGAACTGGGACGAGCTGGGCCGCCCGGAGTACAGCGACCGGTCCGAACTGCTCGACCTCACTTTGAAGCTGCGGCATGGGGCCGCGTCGGCAGTGGCCTCCTCCAAACCGGAGTACATCGAGGGTGCGCACGCGGACAGCCTGCTGTACCTGATCGACGAGGCGAAGATCGTGCCGGACGAGGCCTGGGACGCGATCGAGGGCGCGCTGTCCGGCGGACGCCCGGACGGCCTGCCGGAAGCGTTCGTCCTGGCGGTATCCACCCCCGGGCCGCCCCGGGGCAGGTTCTACGACATCCACCGGCGGGCCCCCGGGTTCGAGGACTGGCACGTCCGGCACGTCAAGCTGGAAGAGGCGGTGGCCGCCGGGCGGATCTCCAAGGAGTGGGCCGCCCAGCGGGCCCTGCAGTGGGGCGAGGACTCCGCGCTGTACGCCAACCGCGTCCTGGGCAACTTCCACGAGGAGGACGAGGACGGCCTAATCCCCCTATCGTGGGTCGAGGCCGCCATCGAGCGCTGGAACGCCTGGGACGACGCCGGACGGCCCGAGCTGGAGGGCCGACAGGCGGTCGGGGTCGACGTGGCACGCGCGGGCACCGACCGGACCATCTTCGCCCACCGGACCGGACCGTGCATCACCGACCTTGTGGAGCACCCCCGCCAGGACACGATGAAGACCACCGCCAAGCTGATCCCGCTGGTGTCCCAGGGTGTGAAGCCTGGCCGGGACGGCGAGGGCGGCGAGCCGAAGGTCGTGGGTGTGGTCGACTCGATCGGGGTCGGCGGTGGCGTGGTCGACCGGATGCGGGAGTTGAAGCTGCCCGTGCTGGCCTACACCGGGTCTGCGAAGACCGATTTTCGGGACCGGACCAAGGAGTACCTGTTCAATCACACCCGGTCTGCCGCGTACTGGCACCTGCGGGAGCTGCTGGACCCGACCTATGGGTCAGAGCTGATGCTGCCGCCGGACGACCTGCTGATCTCCGACCTGACCACCCCGACTTGGACGATCGCCACCGGGGTCCCGCCCCGGATCGTGGTCGAGAAGAAAGAGGACGTGGTGCAGCGGCTGGGTCGGTCGCCGGACCGGGGCGACGCGGTGGTGATGGCATATTGGGCGGAGCAGCTGCGCCGGGAAGGCGAGATCTCCCGGCCGGTCCAGACCCGGCTGCCCGTCCGGCCCATCTCCCCGCTGTCCGGGAGGTCCACGGGTGCCGGGGGGCGCACCGGGATGGGTCCGCTGGGCTGAGAACATGGGGGGCCCCCCGGCGGGTTGCCGGGGGGCCGGGGGGTGGGGGGAAGTCAGGAGATCTTGCAGCGGGTCAGCACCGTCTCCTTGCCGTACTTGTCCGACTGCTCGCACTTCTTGACGGTCCCGGTCAGGGTGATGGTCGCGCCCTGCTCGGCCTCGTGGTACCCGGTCCGGAACCAGCTGGCCACGTCGCCCTCGGCGGTGGTCACCTTGTAGAGCGTGCTGGTCCCGAAGTGGCTCTCGATGTGCTTCGCGAAGGTCAGCACCCCGGTCACTGAGACCTTCTCGCCCTGCTGGCCGACCCAACCGCGCTCGGCGACCTTCGCGGCCTTCGCCTCGCGGGCGGCGACCCGGCGGGTGTTCTCGGCGACCAGCTGAACCAGCAGGATCTCCTGGGTCGGGCTGATCGGGCGGCACAGCGCCTGGCTGGCGACGCTCAGCAGGGTCGGGTCCACCAGGTCGCGCGCCTCCTGGGCCGCGATGTAGCAGTTCTCCCGGCCGCAGTCCCAGCCGTGTTCGCACCGGCCGATGTTGCCGAACTCGGCGGCGATCGCGGCGATCTCCGGGTTGGCGTCCAGCCACACCCGGTGGGCGGTCCGCTCGGCGTCGATCTTCGCCACCCGCTTGGCGTCGCGGCGGGCGGCGGCTTGAACGCGGGTCTTGATCTTGCGGGCCACCTCCAGGGCGGTGCCGGTGCCGTACACCTTGCCCAGGCCGGTCGCGTTGCAGTAGAAGCACTGGCCGCCGTAGACCCCGGCGTACTCGGGCCGGAACCCGGTGCCCCGGCAGGTGCTGCAGATCTCGCGGTAGGTGGTCGGGTTGGTGCCGCCGCCGAACCGGGCGATCTCGATGCCCTCGATCGCGGGGTGGCCGCTGAGCGTGGTGAGCATGCCGTGCGACTTGGCGTTGTAGCCGAACGCAAACGTCTTGGTCTCGGTGAGCTGGATCTCGAACTTCGCCATGATGTCCTCCGGGGGTCTGGCAGGGGCGGTGCGCCCTTACCTGAAAATCATAACATGTCAACACGCGGCGTGTCAAGTCGCGTGCCACACCCGATGTGGGCCGGGTGTGGCA